CGATGAAATATGCACCCGCGAAATTATCAGTTCGGGGTGAACCCAAAAATTATGCGAAAAGGAAGTTGAAATGACGGCAGGGCGACCACCAAAACCAAATGAAATTAAACGAGCAACCGGCAACCCAGGTAAAAGAGCGTTGCCTCAACTTGCAGTTGTAACTCCGTTGCCGATGGCAAATACAATTCCTGCAGCCCCTGAAAATTTGGGCGAGATGGGGAAGCAGTTATGGGATCGTGCTTGGGATGCTGCAATCACTTGGTTATCTCCGCACTCTGATATGAATGCAATTGAGAATGCAGCGCGGCTCGCCGATACATTGTCCACGGCTCGAGCTAAGTATCACGCTACACTTGAGGCTGCAGACTTACGCGCCTTGGTTCAGATCAACAAGGCGTATTCGGATGCGCTTTCAGTATTGGGTTTCGACCCAACATCACGCTCGCGACTAGGGGTAGCCGAAGTGAAAAGAGTTTCAGCGTTGGATCAATTGCTTCAAAAGAGAGAACAACGCAATTAAAAAAATTCAGGGGTTCCCACCACGGTTCATTTCACCCGTGGCAACTGCCGATTACAAGCGCAGTCGGGGAGATAACATCATCGAGTTCAGCGAAGCCTTGTGCAAAATCACAAAGGATTCGGTTGCCGGTCACGCAGGCGAGCCACTTATCTTTCGTGATTGGCAAAAGGAACTCACTCGAAATTTGTTTGCAGTCAAAGCCAATGGCAAACTCAAGCACAAGGTTGCCCTTATTGGTTTGCCCCGCAAGAATGGAAAGTCTGCTTGGCTCTCCGCGCTCGCCCTTGAACATTTAGTTCTTGGACCAACCGGCGGTGAAACTTACTCGTGTGCAGCGGATCGAGAACAAGCAAAGATTGTTTTTGGTACTGCAAAGCGTATGGTTGAGATGCAACCTGAACTTGCAGAGGTACTTCAGGTGTATCGAGATGCCATCTATAACCCAAAAACAGGGTCGGTTTACCGTGCATTGAGTGCCGAAGCATTCACAAAAGAAGGCTTGTCACCCACATTCGTAGCCTTTGACGAGCTTCACGCGCAGCCAAACCGAGAACTTTTCGATGTAATGTCCCTGGCAATGGGTGCAAGAACCGAACCTTTGATGGTTGCAATCACAACTGCAGGTGTTAAAACAGATACTTCAGGCAAAGATTCTTTATGTTTTAGCCTGTACGAGTATGGCAAGAGAGTGGCTTCCGGTGAAATTGAGGACCCAACATTCTTCTTCAGTTGGTGGGAACCTAATCCCGATGCCGATTATCGTGATCCTAAAACTTGGGAAGATGCAAACCCAGGCTTTGATGACATTGTGGCAAGTGATGACTTCGCTTCCACAATCCTTCGAACACCTGAATCAGAATTCAAAACCAAGCGGCTTAACATCTGGACTTCGACAAGCGATACCTGGTTGCCTCACGGCTCTTGGGATGCTTGCACCGATGACCGTGAGATTGAGGATGGAGCCAAGGTAGTTATTGGCTTTGATGGTTCTTTCAATGGTGACTGCACCGCAATTGTGGCAGTTGAAGTTGGAGAAGTTCCTCATATCACTACCGTTGCGGTATGGGAGAAGCCCGAAGAAGCCGGTGCCGATTGGCAAGTCCCTGTTATGGATGTTGAAGAAACTCTCCGTAAGACTTGCAAGCGTTGGGAAGTTATGGAAATTGCTTGTGACCCGTACCGATGGGCGCGAACATTTCAAGTTCTCGAAGAAGAAGGACTGCCTGTAGTAACATTTCCGCAGAATGCTTCTCGAATGACTCCCGCAACAACCCGAATGTTTGAAGCGATAGTGAATAAACAAATTACTCACGATGCTGATCCTCGAATGGCTCGCCACTTTGAGAATGCTTCATTGAGAGTGGACCAACGCGGCTCTCGTTTGGCTAAGGAAAAGCACGGCTCAACCCGCCGCATTGACTTGGCAGTTAGCTCGGTGATGGCATTGGAGCGAGCAGCGTGGTGGCAAGGTCAAGGTGGGTATCTCCCACAAGTTTTCGATCCGTGGAATATGGAGGAACCTAATGCGTGAAAGAGTAACAACCGTTGCGGAAATCTTAGGGGCGGTTTCTATTGCAAGCGGTATCAATATCATCTTCGGGTTAGGTGCATCCCTTATCGTTGCCGGAATCTTTGCGATTGTCGGCTCATATATGGCGGCTGAATAATGAGTTTAATTAAACGCGGTCTAGTAGGTCGCTACCCTCAATACAACAACTATGTTGCCCCTCTATCGCAACTCTACGGGCAGACAAATGTTACATCTGCTGCAGGCGAGCGCATTGATGAGTGGTCTGCCTTCGGTGTATCTGCCGTAATCAGCGCAGTTTCACTCCTTGCAGACTCCGTAGCATCAATGCCTTTGCGTACTTACAAGATAAAAGATGGCAAAAGAGTGGCAGTTCCACTCCCAGAAATCCTTGAAACACCCGATATTGATTCAAATATCTATGAGTTAGTTCATCAAATTGTTGCTTCAATGGCTTTGCACGGCAACTCTTATGTGCATTTGGATCGAGATACACGAGGAAATGTCATAGGTTTGGTACCACTTCACACCTATCAGATGCAGGTTTTGCCTACCGGCGACCAAACGGGGCGCAAGTATTTGCACCTTGGTAATGAAATTCCACGCGAAGATTTGCTTCACCTGCGTTGGTTCACGCCTCCGCAATCACTTGTTGGCGTATCTCCACTCATCCAATCCCGTAACCTTATCGGACTTGCAATGGCGATGGACCGTCACCTTGGGCAGTTCTACGCAGAGGGCGCAACTCCATCTTCAGTTCTTGAAACGGATCAGAAACTTACAAACGACCAGGCGCAGATTCTTGTGAATACTTGGTCGGCTACTCATCGCAGACACCGCAAGCCTGCAGTCTTATCCGATGGTTTGAAGTGGAAGCCAATCACAACTTCAGCAGCGGATCAACAAATGATTGAAACCCGCGAGCAATTGATTCGCGACATTGCTCGTATCTTCCGCATTCCTGCCCACCTCATCCTTGCTTCAGGTGGCAATTCACAGACTTATCAGAATGTTGAACAGGCTTCATTGAACTTCTTGACACATACAATCACTCCTTGGCTACGCCGTGTGGAAATTGGATTGTCAAAATTGCTCCCACCTGGTACCGATTTAGCATTTGACACATCATCATTGCTCCGCGTTGATGCGCTTACACGCGCTCAAGTAAACGCAATGGAAATTACTTCAGGAACTTTAAGCCCTAATGAAGCTCGCCAACTACAAGGTCGCGAAGTTTATGACGGTGGAGATGTATTCAATCAGGCACTTGCAGGTGCAATTACTGCCGGTGGCGCACTTGCCGAACCTCTTGGTAAGGATGCAGATACTGCGAAACCTGTAATGGGGGTGCTTGAATAATGGCTGAAATGTATCGCGCACCTAAGAGTGTTCTTGAAGAAGCAGCAGATGTTTCAACAGAATTAGGCGATTTGATTCGTAGTGGTCAAGCCCTCACACTTGAGCAGGTAGTTAGCATCCGTGATTCTTGGGATGCACCTGAAGGAAAGGGATGGGCAACCCACATCTGCGACACACTCACACAACGAGTATCTGCAGTAATTCCCCCATCGGAGGATGAAGAAGTGGCACCTGTTGAAGAAACACCTGCAGAGGAAACTACTGAAGAACCTAATCTTGGAGAAGAACTTTCCGAGCTACTTGCAGACACAGTAACCTTTTACCTTCGCGCTCACGGCGCTCATTGGAACATTATGGGTCCTGATTTTGCGGAGTATCACGCATTGTTCGCTTCAATTTATGAAGATGTGTACGGATCAGTTGATCCTCTTGCAGAGAATCTTCGTAAGATTGGCGTACAAGCACCGTTCCAAATGGAGCAATTCATCTCACTTCGTTCAATTGATGATGGCTCCCTTGCTACAGATGCCAAGGAATTAGCACTTGGATTACTTGCAGCAAACGATGTAATGATTGAAACTATTACAGATGCCTTCACTTGTGCATCTATGTTCAACGAGCAGGGCATTGCAAACTTCCTAGCGGATCGTTTGGATGCTCATCAAATGTGGCGTTGGCAACTCTCATCCTCTCTCGGAGTCGAGGCAATCAAGCCTACGGAAACTGTTGAGGAAGAAGCAATTGAAGAAGATGCCACAAAGGAGGCAACCGATATGGAAGAAAAGGCAGCAGATATGGCTCTTGCAGAAACTCGTAAGGCTCTTGCAACCGCTGAAAGAATTACAATGCAGGCTGAAGTTCGTGCAATGGATACCACGGACGGATCACTTAAAATCGGGGGCTACGCAGCAACATTCAATGCGGAGGCAACCGGCTTAAACTTCCGTGAAGTTATCGCCCCAGGCGCATTCAAGCGTTCATTGGGTACCGAGAATCCTGTTTTCCTTCTTGTAAACCACGACACCGAGTCATTACCATTGGCATCAACTCGCTCTGGAACACTTAAACTTAATGAAGATGAAGTTGGACTCCGTATGGAAGCCGACCTTGACCCTTCAAATCCTCGCGCACAAGAACTTGCGAGCGCACTTCGCCGTGGTGATGTGGACAAAATGTCCTTTGCATTTACTGTAAACGCCGGTGGGGAAGTTCGCGAAGAAGGTTTGCGCACACTAACTGATCTCGATCTATACGAAGTATCGGTTGTAACACTCCCTGCATACGATTCAACTTCAGTCGGTATGCGCTCTGCACAAGAGCAAGAGAGCCTTGAGTTGCGTAAGAAGCAACTTGAAGTGAAGTCCAAGCAAATTCGTTTGCGTAAATAGTAAACGAGAACCCACGGCGCATCTGCCCTGTCGGTATAAATAAACCCACTCCAATACAGAAAAGAGAAATGATGTCTATTACATCAAAGCTCAAGGAGCAGCGCGATGCGGTTGCAGCGGAAGCAGAAGTTTTGCTTGCAGATGCAGACACTAGCGAGGCTCTCGATGCAGTTTCTGCAAAGCAGGATGAAGTTGCGGCTCTTGACGAGCGCATCGCATCTGCCGAAGCAGTAGAAACTCGCGCAGCAGCAATTGCAGAATCACGCAAGGAATCAGGCATTAAGCCTTTCGTTGGTGGCGCAGTTGTTACTCGCGAAGCAATGACATACGATAAAGATGGTCGCAACTCATTTGTTCGCGATATGATTAACGCAACAATGCGCAACGAACCAACTGCTTGGGAGCGCCTAAACCGCCACCAGGTTGAAGTTAATGTTGAAACACGCGACATCTCTCGTACAGATACTGCCGGTGGCGATTTCGTTCCACCTATTTATCTTCTCAATGAATACGCAGAGTTTGCTCGTGCTGCTCGCGTTACTGCTGATCTTGCAACAACAATGGCATTGCCTGTTGGAACAGATAGCATTAACATTCCTGCAGTTACTACAGGTACACAGGTTGCTTTCCAAGCATCTGATAACGCCTCAACAAACACACGCGATATGGTTACAAGCACAGTTACTGCGCCTGTACGCACAATCTCTGGCTACGAGAATGTTTCAATTCAGCTCGTAGAACAATCACCACTTGCAGGCGGTCTTGACCGTCTAGTGTTTGGTGACTTAATGAAGGATTATGCACTTCAGTTGAACACCGCCGTTACAGGTAATGGCGATGGAACATCTGGAACACTTCGCGGTTTCGTAAACCTTGGTGCAGATACTACAAACGGTATCCCAACAACTTGGACAGAAACATCACCAACTGCAGTTAATGGTCTTGCAGCGATTTCAAAGGCAATCTCAAAGGTTGTCACAAACCGCTACCAGGCAGTTGAAGCAATCGTGATGCACCCTTCAATGTGGTACTGGTTTGCTTCATCTACAGATGGCAACTCACGCCCAATCATCGTGCCTACAGGCGCAGGTCCATTCAACGCCAATGGTGTTGTAACTGCTCCTGGCGCACCTGCAGGACTTGTTGGAACAATCCACGGAGTACCTGTTTATGTTGATGCAACACTTCCTAAGACATACGGTGCTGCAACAAACCAATCACCAATTCTTGTAGGTAAGTTCTCTGATACATACCTGTTTGAATCAGGCGTTAAGACTCGTGTTCTTCCTGATGTCTTGTCTGCGAACCTAACAGTTCGTTTCCAAGTTTACGGATATATGGCACTTGCTCACCGCTACGCAAAGGCAGTTTCTGCAATTACAGGAACTGGAACAGTCGCACCAACAGGTTTCTAACCTGATTGTTGAAGGCACCCTCCACGGTATTCGGGTGGAGGGTGTCTTTGACACAACAATCAATATCTCTAGGGGGAGATTTATGAACTACTTGAACGGTCTTATCGTTGCTCGTGACTTAATGAAGCGTGGGCAAGAAGAAGTGCTTGATGCAATTATTGAGGACTTGCAGAAAAATATGATTGAAACAATGGCTATTGCTCCCGATGTGGAAACACGATGAAGCCAAAAGATAAAGTTGTTATTGCCTTTCCGCACTCGGGCAAAGTAAATACAGAGTTCGCAATTAACCTTTCAGAGATTAACCGCCATCGTAGGGATCGAGTAGATACCGTCATTGGCGTTGGAAACATCTCTCTCTTGACTCGATCTCGGAATGTAATCGTCAAGAATTTCTTGGATGAAACAAAAGCCCAATGGCTATTGATGATGGATACGGATCAGATTCTTTCCGTAGAGGCTTTTGACAAGCTCATCAACACGGCTAACGATGAACGCAAAGTTATTTCTGCACTTATATTTGCAGCCTTTTGGGATGATTCAAACAATCTTCGTGCCGTTCCCGTGATTTATCACGAAACTGAAAACGGACCGCAACCGTGGGACAATTACCCAGATGATAAAATTGTTGAAATTGCAGCAGCGGGTACAGGATGTTTACTCATTCACCGTAGCGTTCTTGAAACAATGCGTGAACAAGCAACTGAAAACCAAGGCAAAGATTGGGCTTGGTTTACCGATGGCGCAATTGCAGGGCGATGGTTCAGCGAAGATTTGTTGTTCTCACGCCGGTTGCAGTCCCTCGGTATAAGGATGTTTGCCCACACGGGAGCAATCTTGCCCCACCGCAAAGAATTTTGGCTTGATGAAAGACATCACGCCCCATTCCACACACAGTCTTAAAGCGTAGAGGTTAAGCGCACCCCCTGGCGTTTGACCTCTACGCCCACAACAATCTGAAGGAGAAACCGTGGCAACTAATTACCCAAGCGGTATTGATAACTTCGCCAACCCTACCGCCACGGACCCATTAGATTCCTCGGTTGTCCCTCACGCACAACAACACACAAACATTAACGATGCCGTTGAAGCGGTAGAGAACGAACTTGGCACCAATCCAAAAGGTTCTAAGGCAAGCGTAAAGGCTCGACTTGATGGAGTGGATTCAGTAGGCATTACTGCCACGGCTCCCCTTGCCTCAACAGGAACAATTGGTGGGGCAAATCTTGCTCTCACCCTTGATTCAAGCGTTGTTGTTCAGCGTAATGCCAATGGAATTATCTCCGTTGCAGGTGTTCAAATTGATACAAGCGCAACAGGAACAGTCAATGTAGGCAAACTGCAATGGGATTCAGATGCTGGAACCCTTCAGGTTGGGCTTATAGGTGGCAATGTAAACCTTCAAATCGGGCAGGAATTCAATGCCCGTTGCTACAACGCTGAAACAACCACCCTTCAACCAGGTGAAGTTGTTTACATTTATGGATCAGCATTGGATCGAGTAGCGGTCAAACGAGCTTCAAACGGAAGCGATGCAACTTCATCAAAGACTTTTGGTATTGTCACAGAGGCAATTGCGGCTTCCCAGGTAGGTTTTGTAACCGTTTGCGGTATTGTTCACGAACTCAACACATCTGCGTATGTAAGCGGTGACATCTTATGGCTTGGCTCAACTGCCGGTACTTTTACTAAGACAAAGCCGGTTGCACCTAACCATTTGGTTTTTGTTGGCGTAGTCCTCAAGGCTCACGCAACATTGGGATCAGTCTATGTTGAACCACAAAACGGTTACGAACTAAACGAAATCCACGATGTTCTTCTTAATGGTCTTGCCGATGGCGATGTTTTATCTTATGAATCCTCAACAGGTTTGTGGAAGAACAAGCAAAAGGTGGGTCCAACTGGTCCTACAGGTCCTCAAGGTATTCAAGGCGTTACAGGTCCAACAGGACCTACAGGCGCTCAAGGCATCCAAGGCATCCAAGGCATCCAAGGTATCCAAGGTGTTACAGGACCTACAGGACCCATAGGAGCAACAGGACCTACAGGACCACAAGGAATTCAAGGCATCCAAGGTATCCAAGGTGTTACAGGACCTACAGGACCACAAGGCATTCAAGGCATCCAAGGTGTTACAGGACCTACCGGCGCACAAGGAATTCAAGGCATCCAAGGTGTAACAGGTCCAACGGGTGCGCAAGGTATCCAAGGTATTCAAGGTATCCAAGGTGTTACAGGACCTACAGGACCTACAGGCGCACAAGGTATCCAAGGTATCCAAGGTGTTACGGGACCTACGGGTTCCCAGGGTATTCAGGGACCAACAGGACCTACGGGTTCTACAGGTCAAGCAGGCGATAAATACCTCACCTCATCTTCATCTTCATTTAATCTTTCAGGATCAGGTTCAGAAACAATCACAATTGGTACGGGTCTTGCGTACTCAATCGGTCAATCTATTGATCTTGCATACGATGCAACACACATTCAACACGGAACTGTTACTGCCTACAATAGCTCGACAGGTTCTTTAACTTTTAGCAAAACTACTAAAACAGGAACAGGAACTTATGCTTCTTGGACTGTAAACCTTGCCGGTGCCGTGGGTACCGATGGTCCTACAGGTCCTACAGGTCCAACAGGTGCCGATTCAACCGTTACGGGTCCAACAGGTCCTGCCGGTGTTGCAGGTCCTACGGGTCCTACGGGCGCTACAGGTGCTGCTTCAACTGTTACAGGTCCTACGGGGTCAATCGGCGCAACTGGTCCTACAGGTCCACAAGGAACTGCCGGTTACATTGGTGCCGATGGCGCAACAGGTCCTACAGGTCCACAAGGTCCTACAGGTCCTCAAGGAATTCAAGGTCCAACTGGTCCACAAGGCGCACAAGGAATTCAAGGCATTCAGGGTGTCCAAGGCGTTACTGGTCCTACGGGTGCTACAGGAAATGAAGGTCCTACAGGCGCTCAAGGTCCAACTGGTCCACAAGGCGCACAAGGTATCCAAGGAGTTACTGGTCCAACGGGCGCACAAGGTATCCAAGGAGTTACTGGTCCAACAGGTTCCCAGGGTATTCAAGGCGTTACAGGTCCTACAGGTCCTCAAGGCACAATTGGCGCGACTGGTCCTCAAGGTCCAATTGGCGTTGATGGCGCGACTGGTCCTACAGGTCCTCAAGGTATTCAAGGCGTTACTGGTCCAACTGGTCCACAAGGTATTCAAGGCGTTACTGGTCCAACAGGTCCTACAGGTTCAACAGGCGCTGCCTCAACCGTGACTGGTCCTACAGGCGCTCAAGGTCCTACAGGTCCTCAAGGAATCACAGGTCCTGCTGGTATTCAGGGTCCAACAGGTCCAACGGGATCACAAGGAGTTACAGGTCCAACAGGTCCTTCAGGTCAAGCAACTGTTTATTACTGGAAGAAAACAATGTCAGGCGGCGAGACCTCGCTTTCAGGCAATGATGACAACTCAGTTTCATTGACTTACACCGTGGCTCAGGAACTTCTCTCCATCAATGGTGTGCTTCAGGTTCGAGGAACTGATTATGTAGCCACAACAGGCACAACTATTACAGGGCTTTCAGCCTTGCTTGCGGGTGACATTGTTACAATTTGGAGTCCAAACAACTTCAATGTGGCTAATACCTACACAACAACTGCGATGGATGCTCTGCTACAGAGTTCCGTTGTTGCTGACATAATGGACATCTACTAGAAAAGGGTTGTAACTAATGGCAACTATTTCAAAGGCGCTCTTTCGCGGAGCTGCGACTACAACAACGACCACAACACTTTACACAGTGCCAGCATCCACAACCACGGTTGTCACATCAATTATTGTGACCAACACATCGGCATCGGCAGGCACATTTACACTTACACTTGCTGGCACAAACCTTGGAACTCTAATTGCCGTGGGTGGTAATGATTCAACAGTCATTGATCTCAAGCAAACACTTGTTGCAACTAACACCATCACTGGCGGTGCATCTGCTACCACAATCAACTTTCACATCTCAGGCGTGGAGATTTCGTAGTGAGTCCAGTTCGCAAATTATCTTCAGGTAATGGATTTATTTCTCCAACGCTTGTCTATAAAACAATGAACGCTGGCAATCAATATGGCGCAATCGTGCCGATTGCTAGCGCTACTTTAGGTTCGGCAACTGGAGCAGGTGGATTTAGTAATATTCCACAAACTTATCAAGATTTGCGTATTGTTTTAAGCCTTCAAAATACATCAGTATCCGCAGATATGTTTTTTACATTAAATGGCGATTTTTCATCAAATTCTGGAAGTCGCACAATTTTATTTGGTGATGGTTCATCTTCTTATTCATCGCGCCGAAGCAATGATTCTGTTATTTATATGCCAATGCTTTCAAGTTCAACTGCATTTTCAACATTTACTATAGACATTTTGAATTATACAAGCACAAATCAGAAAACAGTTCTTTGGCGATTAGCTCAAGACCTTAATGGATCAGGATATTCAATGCTTGGGGTAGGTCGTAAAAATATTGGAGCAGTCACAAGCATTGATATAAATGCAAATGGTGGCAATTACTCTGCGGGTTCAACCTTTACCCTCTACGGAATCAGGGCGGTGTCATCGTGAGTATGGTTTGGATTGCGGGGCAAAATTTTGGAGTTGGTTCAGGTTCTTTTCAATTTACATCAATTCCACAAACATTTTCACACTTGCAAATGCGTGTGTTTTTTCGTGGTTCTGATACAGGTGCAGTTTCTTATTCAAATGTGTATGTCAATGGTGATGCTTACACAACCAATTATAGTATGCACAATTTAATTGGTGATGGCTCAACTGCCTATGCAGCAGGAACTGCTAACGCAGGCGGTATTGGCAACCTATTTAGCCCAGGCGCAAGTTCAACGGCAAATGTTTTTGCTGCGGGAATTGTTGATGTTTTGGATTATACAAACACAAATAAATACAAGACACTTCGCATTTTGTGGGGTTACGATGCAAATGGTTCAGGAAATGTAAGCCTTTCAAGTGGAATGTTAAAAAGTTCAACTGCGGCAATTACAAGCCTTGGAATTTTTAATTTCACATCAGTAGCAGGTTGCAGAATTGACCTCTACGGCATCACATCATCCCAAGTAACGGGGGCATAAATGACAATTGCAATGCAACCGATTTATACACGCACATTAGATACTGCGGTAAATGTTTTTGCGTTTAACAACATACCGCAAACCTTTACGGATTTGCAATTGGTTATTTCAGCTCGCGCAACTGGAAACTCTGGAAATCAAGGCGTATATATTCAACTTAATACCGATGGCGGATTAAACTACTCAGGTACAACACTGCGTGGTATGGGTTCCTCAGTTGACAGTTATCGTTCTTCAGGAAATAACGCTTTTCTTGAAATTGAAATACCAAATGAGCTTAGCACAACAAATACTTTTTCAAATATGAGTGTTTATATACCAAATTACACAAGCTCTAACTTTAAACAAGTTATTGTGGACAATGTCAAAGAAAGTAATTCCGCGACCACCGCAATTATGCTTCAATTGAGGGCTAACTTGTGGAGAAACACAAATCCAATTACCAAAATTGATATTGGAACAAACATTTCCGCACCCAATTTCTTTGGCGGTTCAACTTTCACTCTCTACGGAATCACGAAAGGCTAGACAATGAGCAAAGTAATCGAGATTGACTGTTCAACAGGCGAATCTATTGAACGCGATATGACCGAAGCTGAATTGGCAGCACAGGCGGAAATGCAAGCACAAACCGAAGCCAACCGCCTAGCGGCAGAGGAAGAAGCCGCCCGCGTTGATGCCCTCAAGGTTTCAGCTCGCGCCAAGTTGGTTGCAGGTACACCGCTAACTGCCGAAGAAGCCGCACTACTCGTTCTTTAATATTTAAGGGAGCCAAAGCCAATGACACGATCAAGAGACTTATCTAATGACCAAGCCAATCTTGGCGGGGCGGTGGCGCCGTTTGTTGCGGGGAAGAACAAGATCATCAACGGTGACTTTGGCGTTTGGCAGCGAGGTACAAGTTTTTCATTTAATAATGCAAGCGCATATACCGCTGATCGCTGGTACGCAGGATGCTCAAATGCAGTAACAGTTTCTCAGCAAGCATTTACTGCAGGAACTGCGCCAGTTGCAGGGTATGAATCAACCTATTTTGTTCGATTTAATAGAACATCACGCCCAACAATTTATGATGATTATTTTTTACAACGCATTGAAGATGTTAGAACATTTGCTGGTCAAACAATTACATTCTCATTTTGGGCTAAAACCAATTCAGGCACAACAACTTTAAGCGGTGCTTATGTAGAACAATGGTTTGGTTCAGGTGGTTCATCAAATGTTTATGTTAATACAAGCGGTGCTTTAACTTTAACAACCACTTGGCAACGCTTTAGCACCACAATGACTATGCCATCAATTGCTGGCAAAACAATTGGTGCTGGTTCATTTGTTGCAATTAACTTTGCAATGGCAAACTCTCTTGGAACCTCTGCCGTTTATGACATTTGGGGTGTACAGGTTGAGGCTGCAAATGTTCCAACACCATTCACCACCGCATCAGGCTCAATCGGCGGGGAGTTGGCATTGTGTCAGCGGTATTACCAACGCTTTACTAATCTTTCTGCTTATGAGCGTTTTGGTTTTGGGTCAGCGGTTTCTACAAGTGCGGTCCAAATTACAGTTCCTTTAAAAGTTACAATGAGAACGACAGCAAGTGCAATTGATTATGCAGGAATTACTATTTACGATGGAACTAGTCAATCAGGCGCCGCAACATCTGTTGTTTTAGATTCTGCAAGTGCTAATTTTCCTGAAGTTACAATTGCAGGAAGCATTGGAGTAACAACTGTTTATAGACCATATTGGGTAATTGGAAATGGAACTGTTAATGGTTCTTATTTAGGATTTAGTGCGGAGTTGTAAAATGGATAATTTAACTTTTGTGACTATTAACGAAACTGAACACGCGATTATTGACCGTGGCAACGGGGAATTCACCTCAATGCTCAAAAGCACCTATGACGAGATGATTGCAGCTCAAAACACACCAACGCTATAATTAAATCCGGGGGGATGCAATGAAGATTGCCGTTTATACAATCGCGCTTAATGAAGCGCAATTTGTAGAACGCTGGTTTCAATCAGCAAAAGCCGCTGACTACTTACTCATTGCAGACACAGGCTCAACGGATATGACAGTCAAGTATGCTCAGAATTTGGGCATCAATATCATCAACATTGCAATCAAGCCGTGGCGCTTTGACGATGCCCGTAACGCTTCCCTTGCTGCTATCCCCGCCGATGTGGATTATTGCATCGCACTAGATATGGATGAGATACTCCTACCTGGTTGGCGCAAGGAATTAGAATCAATCCACCCGAGCATCACACGCCCTCGCTATAAATATACTTGGTCGTGGCAAGAAGATGGCTCCCCTGGATTGACTTATGGCGGGGATAAGATTCACGCTCGAAAAGGCTACCGTTGGAAGCATCCTGTTCACGAAGTTTTGGATGCAACCGGCACGGAAAATCAAGGATGGATGGGGCTTGAAATCCATCATCACCCCGATTCAAGCAAATCTCGATCCCAATACCTCCAATTGTTGGAGTTGGCAATTCGTGAGATGCCAAATGATGACCGAAACACCTTTTATTATGCCCGTGAACTTTATTTTGACGGTCAAAATGAGAAGGCAAAATCGGAGTTTAAGCGCCACTTAAAGTTGCCAAATGCCACCTGGGAGCCTGAAAGAGCAGCATCAATGCGCTATTTGGCAAAAGTTGATCCTGAAAATTGTGAAATGTGGCTTCAAAGAGCAGTAATTGAAGCACCTCGACACCGCGAAGCTCGAGTTGAATTGGCTCAATACTATTACGAGCAAGGCGAATGGGATGCGGGATACTTTTACGCAACCTCTGCCTTAAAAATAAAAGATAAGCCTCTTGAGTATCTTTGCGATGCAGATGCCTGGGGATACCTTCCCCACGACCTTGCAGCAATTTGCGCTTATCGCCTTGGTATGTTTAGTGAATCTCTTACAAATGGTCGTAAAGCGGTAGAATTGGCACCATATATCGAGCGATTGAAAACAAACCTCGCATATTACGAAGGAGCAATTAACAATGGCTGAAATGAAGCCTCGTACTATTGGCACACCTTCAATGACCGTTCGTGAATCTAATATCGCTCCCGTAACTCATTTTTCTTACAATGAAACACATATTGATTTTAACCAAGATTTATACACATACGAATATAAGACTTATCGTGGACAAATTACGGCTCGTGAAATTCCTAGCGTTCAAATGAGAGGCAGATAATGGCAGTTTATGATCTCGGTGATGCCGTAGCCCTTGGGGTTACAATCACGGATGCCAATGGCACCCCTGCAAATGCAACTGCAGTTGTTGCTACAGTTACCGCCCCAGATGGATCAACATCAACGCCTGCAATCAGTAACGCATCTGCCGGTTTGTACGATGTAAGTTATACCCCAACTCTTTCAGGTCGCCACACAATTCGTTGGGTTGCAACAGGTGCCAACGCATCTGCTTATGCCGATGAATTTACCGTTCGCGACTTTACTCATATCGGAATTGTTAGCCTTGATGAAGTAAAAGCTCATTTGAATATCCCTAGCACAAATACAGGGCTTGATGAGGAACTTCGCCGGTTTATGGATGCAGCGCAAGATTTAGCAGAAAATTATGTTGGTTGCGTACTTGGTCGCCAAACATTTACCAATGAACTATACGATGGAAATACCGACCTTATTCGCCTTCGTAGTCCTCGTGCCATCTCTATCACATCTGTATATGAAAATGGTCTTTTGCTTGACCCTATCGCCTATCGCCTTGATCCTTCAGGGCAGCGCGTTGCCCGTGTAACAACAGGTTCTATTTCGGGTCCAAATTATTTCGGTATTTTTGCCCCAGGCGTGGAAAACATCAAGATTTCTTATGTTGCAGGCTTTATCAATCCTCCACCCGCAGCAAAACAAGGCGTTCTTGAGATTATCCGTCACTTGTGGCAGTCACAAAGAGGTGCAATGAATGTGACTACTCGTAATCAATCAGGTGATGATTTCTATCCTGCCTCAACTTATTCACTTCCTCGCCGTGCGATGGAACTTCTCGATCCTGTTTCTCTCCCAGGTATGGCGTAATGGCAACTTCAGCATTTCCTACAGTAATTGCCAACATTATTAGCACCCTTCAAGCGTATTCGCCTCTTTCCGATGTCCGTGTTTACGATGGACCTGAAATAGACGAAGCGTGGTCGGGTAGCTCGATTGCTATCGGTCACAATGGAAGCGAAGATGGCGACCTTGAAGCCGCATCTGTTCGCAATACCTATGACCAAATAGGCGCAAAGCGTATGTTTGAAGATGGCGTTATTAACTGCGCATTGTGGGCTTACAACGGCGATACTTCAATTGCTCAATGTCGAGTTTTGGCATACGACATTCTTTCAAAGGTAGATACCGTAATTCGCCTTGACCCTAGTTTTTCAGGTGCCTGTTTGTATTCAGGGCTTGAATATAGCAACCCTACTTACCGTCAAACCAACGCCGGTGCGGTTGTTATTGTCAATTTCACCATCGCTTACCGAGCAAGAACATAAGGAGAAACCGTGGCAAAAATCAAAAATGTTTCACCGCTAGGTGATTTGGATGTTCCCGCGCTTGGGCTTATGGTCAAAGCAGGGGCGACAATCGAAATCGCAAACGATGAAATGGCAGCATCGCTGCTAGAACAACCAACAAATTGGGTTGCAGCCGATAAGGCAGCAGCATCAATCACCCCTGTAAATCCCGAAATAGGAGAATAAATATGGCAATCGGCTCTGGTATTGGTTCCCAACTTGGGATTGCAACCGAAACAACCTTCAACACCCCTGTTACTGTAACTCGTTTTTACGAGTTCTCTAGCGAAAGCCTGAATTACAATAAAACAACTGCAGTAGGACTCGGACTTCGTGCCGGTGGACAACTTCCACGCTCACAACGCCGTGTTGTTACAACAACAGATGTGAGTGGGGATATTTCACTCGATCTACCTACACGCGGTCTTGGAATTCTATTGCAACACGCAATGGGAACTACTCCAAGCCCTACAACAGTTGCTTCAGGCGTGTATTCATACACATTCACACTTGGCGACACCTACGGTAAGTCATTTACAACCCAGGTTGGACTTCCTCAATATGGTGGAACAGTAACCCCTAAGACAATGGGTGGTTGCAAGGTCAATTCATTCGAACTTGCAGTTTCTTCAGCCGGACTTGCAACAGGAAAGTTCACAGTTGATGGCACAAGCCTTACAACTGCAACTGCTCTTGCAACTGCTTCATACTCTGCAGCAACAAGCATTTTCCACTTTGCTCAAGGAGCAATTACAGTTGATGGAACTGCAGTCGCTAACATCAAGGACTTTTCAGTTTCCGTGGACAATGTTCTCAAGGTAGATCGTTTCAACCTTGGTTCAGCGGGCTTGAAGCAAGAGCAGGTTATCAACGGATTCCGCAAAGTTACAGGCAAAGTAACTGCAGAATTTACAGATACAACCCTTCTTGCTAAGTTCCTTGCAGATACAACAACCGCAATTGCCCTTACTTTCACAGGTAACACAATTGCAAGCACATACAAGGACACACTTTCAATCACACTTTCAGCGGTTAAGTTCGATGGTGAACTTCCCCAGGTTGGTGGACCTGAAGTCATTGATGTAAACTTCTCTTTTGAAGCCTACGACAATGGCACCGATGCTCCAATGACAATTGTTTATCAAACAGGAGATTCAGCCCTTTAATTATGAGCGATGCTATTAAGTTGGATGCCAAGGAACTCCTTGATTTATACAAGGCGTTGGGTCAAGTTGATCCCGAGCTTCGTAAAGCCTTGCGCCGCCAACTTACTGCACTTGCCAAGCCAATTGTTGAAGAAGTCAAGCGAGCCGAGTTAGCAATTCCCTCCAACAAGGGAAGCGCAGGTGGTACCCGAAAGAAGAAGGGTACTACCCTCGGTTTGCGAGCATCTTTAGCAAATGCGACTAAGGCAGATTTCGCCACAATGGGTCACGGTGCAGCCGTACACATTCGAGTTTCTTCATCAAAATTCGTTGCGGTATCGGGTCGCCCACGAACAATCCCGTATTATATGGAGGCTCGCCGGAAACGACCTTGGCGACATCCTGTATATGGAAACAAGGACAATTGGGTTACTCAAAAGGGACATCCGTTCCTTATGGGTACAGTCCGTAAGCACAAAGACGAGTTCGAAAAATCTTGTCTGAAAGCAGTAAACGAGATTTTGGATCAAATAGATTCAAAAGTTAATTAGGGGGAACAAAATGCCACTTCAAATCCGTGGAACAACTTACGCAATTCCAAAAGAAGGAAACGAACCAGGACCAACAGGTCGTGAAATTATTGAAATTGAGGATCACTTCGAGCTTGATGGCTTGAAATTGATGGAAATTCTTGGTTCAGATGGACCTTCGGGAATCCCTGGTTATACACGCGCCAAGGCTTATTACGCAATGGCTTGGATTTGTATGACTCGTAAAGGTGAAATCCTTTCAATTGCAGATGTCCTCAATGAGTATTCAATTGATGAGTTTGAAGCAATTGTTGAAGGCGATGAAAGCCCAAAAGAACTAGCCTCCGCAGAGGCAGTACCAGAGAACGAATAATTAAATACCTTCCCCTTTTGTGCCATACATACGGCGGGATTACTCCTTTCAATGTATGGGATATAGATATTAACTTGTTGAATAACTTTATTGATGCAGCCGAAGCGATGTACCAAGAAAAATAGGAGATGAAATGGGCAAAGATACCTCATTGACGGTAAGCCTTTTCGGGCGCGATGTTTCTCTTGGTAAGGCAATGGATAAAGTTGGCGGATCAACAAAGAGCGCAAGCAAATCCTTTGATGATATGGCAAAGAAGGCTGCAGTTGCTTTTGCTGCTATTAGCGGAATGGCTATTTTGGCTGCTAAAAACGCTGCCGCAGATGCTGCTTCTCAAAGAATTTTGGCTCTTACGCTGAAAAATACTGCAAATGCAACAGATGAGCAGATTGCAGCAACCGAAGAATATATCAATAAAACTTCGCTTGCTCTTGGTATTGCCGATGATAAACTTCGCCCTGCTTTTGCCCGTTTAACTCGATCCACAAATGATGTAGCAAAATCACAAGAGTTGATGAATCTTGCACTTGATATAAGTGCCTCGACCGGTAAACCTGTTGAAGATATTGCTAACGCATTAGGTAAGGCTTATGACGGGAACGCGGCTTCTCTTGGTCGTTTGGGTCTTGGTGTAGATGCCAACATTCTTAAATCCAAGGATTTCAACAAGATTTTTAATACTTTGACAAAAACATTTGATGGTTTTGCCGAAGGTGAAGCCAACACAACTGAAGGTAAAATGCGCCGACTTGGTGTGGCAACGGATGAGCTGAAGGAATCCTTCGGTTATATGCTGCTTCCTTATGTAGAAAAAATGGCAGATGCTTTTGCAAAAATGCTTCCGTTTATTGAACGAAATAAGAAGGTAATTGCAGGTGTTGCAATTGTTGTTGGCGTACTTTCAGGCGCAATTGTTGCTATCAATATGGCTTTTAAGGCGTATGTGGCAATTGTTAGAGCAGTTGCGATTGTTCAATGGGCTTTGAATAGCGCATTTCTTGCCAACCCAATTACCTGGATTGTTGTTGGCGTTGTTGCTTTAATTGCTTTGTTTGTAGTTCTCTACAAGAAATCCGAAACATTCCGAAATATGCTTTCAAGTATGGTTGAATTCTTCAAGAAGATTCCAAGTTTCTTAATTTCAGCGGGTAAGGGAATCTTAAACGCCCTCACATTCCCTTGGCGTACAGGTTTGAATTTTATTGGTAAAATTTGGAACTCAACTCTTGGTAAATTGAAGTTCAAAATTCCCGATTGGGTACCTATCATTGGCGGTAATGATTTTACAATGCCGAAAATGCCAAAAATCCCTGCTTTTGCTAAGGGCGGTATCGTAAATAGACCAACAATCGGTTTAATTGGCGAAGCAGGTCCTGAAGCAGTTGTTCCTCTTAACAGAGGTGGAGCAAACGGGCTTGGAACCACTATTCACCTTCACATTGCAGGATCAGTAATCGCGGAACGCGATTTGGTGGTCAAAGTTCGTAATGAAATTGCTCAATTGATGCGCCGTAGGGGTGCCGATGTATCTGTTTTGGGTATCTAATGAGTGCATTTGATGGCACAAACGGACCTACGCTCAAGGTTCAGTTCCTTAAATCGGGAACTTGGACGAATACGGTAACAACCGACCTTCGAGAAATTAACATCAAGCGTGGTCGCTCTCGTGCGGATCAGAAAATGGATGCCGGAACTGCAACTATCACCCTGGATAACCGAAGTGGTTGGTACGATCCTGATTATTTAGGCACCGATTCCCCTTGGGTGGTATCAGGTGCCTCTTTATTGCGTGATGGGCTTAAAGGTAGAGTTGTAGCCACTTGGGATTCAGTTTCTTATGTCATATTTACAGGCTACCTTGAAACAACTGGCTTAAATGCAGGTTTTGATGCCGTAGCAACAATGACTTTTGTTGATGGAATTGCTTTAATTGCTAAGGGCAATGCTCCAACTCTAAAAAATAAAGCGTATGCCAACGAAACAACGGCAACCCGTGTAGGAAGAATGCTCACTTTAGCTCAATGGGGATCAGGTTCTCGATCCCTTGATGGTGCGATGAAGATGCAGGCTACCGAGCAAGGTGCCGATTGTATGACTTTAATTGAACAATGCGTTGCAGCCGAAGCCGGTGCCTTTTACATTAGCGGTTCAGGTGTAGCCACGCTCATTACCCTTGCAGATAAATTTGCTCGACCAACTCAACTACTTTTCAACGACCAACGAGTTGCAAACACCGTTGAATATAGCGATATTGTAACCACCCCTGGCACTCGCCAAGTTGTCAATCAATGTATCTTGACTCGTGGTAAATTAAAGCAAGTTGTGGCTAATTACAAGCCAAGTCAAAATTCTTATGGCATCAAATCTGTTGAAGTTGAGTGCCTCAATTCGGATCAAACAAAGGCTCAACGCCTTGCCTTGTATTACAGTAGAAAAGATGCCAATCCTAAAACAACTGTTGAATCAATTACTTTTATGGCACTTGCTCTTGATGTTTTATATCCCGATTTTCTTGCTACCGAGCTACTTGACCAGGTAACGGTAAAGCGTAGAACCGTAGATGGTCGAAGCCTTACCATTAACTTGGTTATTGAGGGCATTGAGCATAAAATTAGCCCTAACAATTGGGAAACGACTTACTCGACTTCTCCATTGAACCCGTATCGAATTAAACTTTAGGAGTCGGAATGCCTTTATGCC